AAACCGCTGATAAATATGGAACTAAAACACACGTGATTACAAATCCAAAATTTGTCAGCGCTATTAGAAATTTGGACCACCTTTTGAGAGAGACTGACAATATTGACAGAATTATTAAAAAGACTACCGCAGATATTGGTTCAATTACTGAGAGCACGATAGTCAAAGTGTTGCTTAAATATAGCAACAATATGAATAGTTTAAAAAAAATAAGTAATAATAGAGGAACCGATATTTCAACGTTGGTAGATAGCTATAATATAACAAAATAATATTACTAGAAAAATGAAGTTAAAAATTATCTATGTAAGATATATAGTAACAAACACAGATATGACTCACGCTAACAATTATCAATACGTCAAGAAATGGCGAGAGAATAATCCTGAATTACAAAGATTAAGAAATAAATCATATCGTATGAAAATATATTATTACAAACAAGTTATTAAGGAGCTTTATCGAATCGACCCCACTTTGTTTTTATAAGAATCTTTTCTCAATTCTTATAAAAACTAATAATAGATATTTGCGGAAAATTGATATAAATATAATCTTACATACGTATATAAGATGGCGCAACCAAACTTTCTAACCGACGTTCCACACGAATACATTCTATTGCCAAATATTAAGGGAAAAGTTAAGCCTTTTGGAATTGGTAAAAATTGGTCGTTAGAAGAATGCGAATTTAAGAGGACCAAAGACCAATATATCTCTTGCTGTTATTATTTGAAAGAGACGAATTACGTGGTAGTGGATATTGATACAAATGAATATAGTTTAGACCAACTGTATGAGGATGCCAATATTGATTCTATGTGGACAAAAGGCAACTCTAAAGGATACCACGTATGGCTGGAATTTCCGAATGGGAAACCTGATGCGTACCGTAAAAATGCGGTAGATTGTAGTAATCTATGTCAAATGGACTTTTTAGGAGAGAAAGTATTTGAAAGAGTAGGTAAAGAATGGAATGGTGAAGAACCATGCCATCTGCATCAAGAAAGTATTGAAAAATGTTTTATTATGGAAAAGTTCGCACCAAAAACAAAAAAGGCGGAAAAGAAAACTGAAAATTCAACCGATATAGCGCAGCTTAAACAGTTGGTGGATTTGATTGATGTGAAATATTGTGATAATAGAGATGATTGGCTGAAAATTATGTTTGCTATGAAGAAATGTGGATTTACCGAAGAAGATGCAAGGGATTGGTCTATGAAAAGCGAACGTTATACGGAAAGTGGCTTCGATAGTGCTTGGACTCAATACTTTGTAGAAGAAATTACTGCTGGTGAAGGGTCCATCCGTTATTATGCTAAATTATCTAATCCTACCGAATATAAGAAGATGACTGTTAAAATATTTCCAACAGAACCAACTGACAGGGATTTTGCGGAATTATTTTGGGAACTGGCGGGAGACTGTTGCATCGTATCTAACAACACTATGTATTTGTATTATAAAAATATGTGGAGAATTATTGATAAGAAAGAAGCGCATATTTTACGAACTATGATTGGTGATACTATTAGGGAATATTTTGAAAATCAATTGAAAATCGTGAAAGACAAAGAAGACATGAAAGAATACAAAAATATTCTGGATTATATGAAACAAATATGCGGTAAAAGCAAACTTTCTAACGTTTCTGCCTTTGTAATGGATAAAATGTATAGTGAACACTGTGATACAGAAGATATATTTGATAATAAACCATATATATTTGCGTTTAAAAATAAAGCATTTGACTTGAAGACTGGATTGCCTTACGATATTAAAAAAGAAGATTACATAACACAGAATACTGGACGTGATTATGTTAAACCTACCGATACACAAATAGCAACGGTTGCGAAAGTATTCCAAAGCATTTTCCCCGACCCTGAAGTAGGTAAGTGTTATCTTAGTGTGTTAAGATTATGTCTATCCGGAGAACATCCAGAGAAATTATTTATTGCAAACGGCCAAGGCAGAAACGGCAAGGGCTTGATAAACGAACTTGCATTTAAATTGCTGGGACAATACGCTTATAAAATGTCAATTGAAGTTTTAACCAAAGAAGTGAAAAAAACCGGTGCTAATCCGGAACTGGCCAACCTACATAAAATGCGTATGGTAGTCAGTAGCGAACCTGAAGACGGATGTAAAATACAAACTGGATTTGCAAAAGAATTAACGGGTTGTTCTGAAATCGCTGCTCGTGGTTTATACTGTGGAGTTACTACCACTGTGTTGTGGATGGTCTTGATAATTGAATTAAACAAGAAACTATTGTTGAGCGGACGCATGGATACTAGTGTACTGGAGCGGATAGTGGATATTCCTTTTGAGAGCACCTTCGTATCTAATCCTGACGATGTAGATGAAAGTAGGGGCATCTACCAAGGCAATTTAGAATACAAGACCGAAGTATGGCAAATAGAACATTCTTGTGCTTTCTTTCACTATATTTTGGATAATGCACCTGCAAAGCTCTACATCCCTGAGCGTATTAAGAATTTATCAAAGCAATATGTATTAGGTAGCGACGAGATGTATGGATGGGTATTGGAAAATTATGAAACAACGGCAGACAATACAGAATTCGTAAAGTTGAAAGATGTGTTTGACTTATACAAAGCTAGTGATTTATATTCTAACCTTACTAAATTAGAGAAAAGAAATCTTTCCAAGAAAGCGTTTAGCGAATTGATTAGCAACCATATCGTCTTGAAGAGACAGTTCCGTACGGGTCAATCAAAAATTAATGGAAAGAAAATTGACTGCGAACGTATACACGGCCTTAAATTGAAACCGCCCGACGATTGTGATACTGACGACGAGGATTTGGGCGGCGATTGCTGAGAAGGAAGAAAGGGAAGAAATCCTGCCCCCTGATTCGTAAAACTATTTTGAAATCTCCTCTCATGGGCTACTTTGTCATATTTGGGGCACGATTTCTTCCCTTTCTTCACTCCCCTTCTTACCTCTATAGAATATATTCTATATTCCTTCCTTCCTTGTAAAAAATAATAATAATAATATAATAATAATAATAATAATAGTTAGTAAATCAAGTATTTCACTTCTAATTAACGGGGACGCTACAGAACCATCGGCGAACCTTCCCTAACTCATAATAACATATCCAATTTTTTGTTTGTATATGTTATGGATTCTCTGCTAAATAAACTCCGCCTGAATTGTGTCTTACAAGCGAAGCGGCACACCGCTAATTATCTCTATTACAAACACACGGCAAAAATGTTTGAGATACCTACTATTATATTGTCTGTATTTTCTGGTAGTTTTACGGTAGGCTCAGATGTGTTTTTAGACCAAGAACTCATTAGCGTCGTATCGTGTGGTATCTCTATAGTCATTACTATCCTCACGTCTATAAAGTTGTATATGAAAATAAACGAAAGTCTTGCCATAGAACAAGAATTATCTATAAAGTTTAAAATCTTGTCGTTAGACATTTATAAGTTTTTATCCTTAACACAAGAACAAAGAGGTATAACCGAATTAGAGTTTTTAAACAAAGCATATACGTCTTATGTGAAACTGGTGGAACAGAGTGCAGTTATTCTCCTTAACGAGAAACGCGACCATTTAGTTAAGATTGAGATGTACGAAAATGATGATAGTAGTAGTGACGGTAGTAGTAATAATATCATCATAAATGCTCGTGAAGATGCTCTCTAAAGTCTCATAGGTGTCTCTTTGATATATTGATTGGTTACTGCTTGTTGCTCTATGTAATCTAATTTTAATACAACGCTGAGACTTTGTAATTCGTCTATATTAATCACATCGCCACTATTGTCAATTAGCTGTATTTGTATGTTCTTCAAAGAATCGTTGGTTAATAATTTAATAGGTGACTCATATACTGCTTTATAGGTAAGGTTGTCGTCGGATTGTAGGTACTCCATTACGGGTAAATCGTTGGAAGATGAGTAATAATTTTGATTCGCTAAATTAATTTTTAATAATGCTTCGCTGTTTGTTTGTGTCTCCGCAAAGACCGCACACGCGTGTGCCACGTTAATGTAGCATTCACGCCGTGATTCCGATATTACGGGTAAGTCGTTCCATATAGCAACGCCGTTCGCCTTGATACCTTGCTCGCTATTCAGAAACAAGTATTTAGACGGCATATAATATAGTACTAGATTTTATTTAAAATACTTTTTTTTATCTGCGTTGCTTATTTTGAGTATCCGAAAAAAGCTTTTTGCAGTCTTATAAATTCTTGTTTTACGATTTATATCACCATATTTCATAAGTCCTTTGCTGTCTTTCATAACATCAGAAAAATTATCATACAACCAAATAGCATTTAATAAACGGCACTCTTGGTCGTTGTATATCAAAAGGATAAAGGTCATTTATATTAGTGTATATATTATTTTATTCAGGTTTTCTCGGGAAGACCATTCCTTCTACCCACACACTAGGTAAGTTTCTAAGCTTTTTTCGGTAGGCTAACCACGCTTTTCTATTTGGGTAGTCGGCCACTACACGAAAATCGCTCTCTTTTAACAACTTATTTCTTTTTTCTCTTATTACATCTAATTCCATTTCAGTCCATAATTTATCCAAATGTTCTTTGGACGGCACTTCTCCATATTCAAACTGAATACTATCATAAGAATTGTCTTCCAATCCAAACCCTACCTCTGGATAATGTTTTTCTAACACAGAAACGTAGTCCACCATATTATAAGGTTAGAAAATAAATTAGGTATTTCCAATATAATAACCCGCCAAAAAAGAGTGTGACCCATAATATCTTAATGTTCCATTTATAACAAATGCTTTGATATCTTGTCCTGCTACCGCGTCCACAATCATATTGCCTGTAAATGTATTTACATCACGATTGGCACTATCAGAAACACATACAAGATATGTACCTGCTCCGCCATTTAAGTTATAGTATGAATTGTTTAGTTTTAGTCCAACTCTAACTTGTCCAGCTGAATCTGTAGTGAAGCTTATACACAAGGTTATAGAATATTTGCCTGTATATTTTGGTCTAAAACTATCACCATTTTGTATGTTTGACCCTCGTCTTGTTAGAGTCCACGATACATCCGCGTTCGTGCCTTTAGTGATTTTATCATTTCCTGCTGAGTAATGAAAAGCGTCTAAATCGCAATCCAATTGTCCGCCGAATTGTGCTCGATTTGTATCTGTATGTAAAATAAGAGGCCACTCTCCATTTACTTGACTCCAAACTTCGCTATTGGATACCCCCGATAAAAAAAACATTTTGTTAGAGTTCATATGTATCATTCCCGACCTGTCGACTGTATCTTTAAAAGTAATTGTTGGTTCTTCTCCCGTAATAACTAAACCTTTGCTTTGCCCGTCCGCATCACCTATATCTACTCTACCTATTGTTTGTATAGTAGAAGCATTTAAGGTGCTTGTATTGACATTTGAAAAATTTACGTTTGCTGGTAAAACGCCACCGCTACCTGCTGAACTAATTGTATTCCCATCGATGGTTATGTTTGAACCAGCCACAAGTTCTTTTTGATAACCTACTATATTAGAAGCGTTGATTTCGCTAACATTCACGACGGAGGCATTCAAATCTTCGTCTAAGTTTATATAGGAAACGTTAATAAGCACCGACTCAAACGACTGGATATACCCAGAGCCAAAGTCGCAATTCGCTCCAATAATTTCACTCACATTCACGACGTTGCTGCTATTTATAAATTCCGCATTCACGCTGGAAAAATTAGTGTTAGCAGAAGTAGATATGGTATTCCCATCGATGGTTATGTTATCTCCAGCCACAATTGTTTCTTGATAACCTACTATATTAGAGGAATTAATGCTACTAAAATTACCTTGACTTATGTTTGCGGTTCCACCACAATTGATATTAAATAAATTATTATTCGTTGAGTCCAATCCTATGGATACAGAAACCAAGTCTAAACTGGTTATACCATCTACGTTCAACGAACTGGTATTCAAACTGTTGGTTACTACATCTTCGTTTGACAGACCCGCTACAATTTCGTCTATACTCAGTAATGGTTTCGTTAGACTTAATACATTACCGAAACTTTGTAAATTAAAATCCGAGGTAAATACCATAGTGGCGGTAGATAAATTCGCACCATTCACGACAGAAGCATTTAATGTACTAAAATTAGCAACACCGCTTGTTTGCAATTCGTCGCATTCAAAACGAAGTCTTCCGCCTGTATGTATAAAGCGCGTTGTAGTTCCATTACGAAAAAGGAAAGATGCTTCTGCATCGTCTGCAGTATCGCTTATATTATATTGAAACGAGGTGATTGTGCCTGTGGTGATGCTATCTGTATCTAACGCACTTGAAGATATATTAACCGTATATATTTGGTCGGTATCTAACTCATCGCAAGTAATATCACCTGTAACATTCACATCATTTCCAAACGATGCCGCCCCATCACAAGTAATAAAGGAAGTATTTAAATTACTTGAATTGACAGTTGAAAAGTTAGCAATACTGGGTGGCGTAGAAGAGATAGTGTTCCCTAGGATAGAGATGTTCGTTCCAGCCACAAGCGTTTCCTGGTATCCTTCTATAGAACCGGTCACGGAGAGAGAACCGCCTACCGAGACATTTTCATCTGTGGATATATTTCTACTTTCAAAAAGTCCAGCATTTTGTATCGTTCTTGTTTGTATTAAATTATTAGAATCCATTATTAATGCTCTATTGGTTGAGTTTGTATTCGTTTGGAATACGATACTACCCGCATTATTTACAATATTAACGGTCCCACCATCTCTGTTCATTGTCATAGATAGGTCCGACGATGATTGGTCGCTTAAATTAAAACTGAATGTATTTACTGAACGAGAACGGCTGATAGAACTATTGATTAAACTGACATTTGCACTTGGAGTGGCGAAATTAGACGTAGCCGTGATATTAGTCGATTCGATATTTTGTGTTGTAATATCGTTTGCTGTTATATCCGACAAGATACAAGTAGAAGCGGTTAATACGTTCGCAACCGCAAACGAAAAATTACCCCTGAACGCATTTATCTTCGTCAGGTCTAACTCGTCAAGGTCTAATTCGTCGATAGTTAAGGTGCTTATATTGGCGGTTGTAGCATTCAACAAAGGCGTTGTGAAACGGAAGGTTGCTTCTCCATCTATACATTCAAATACTTCTGCTTCTAGTTCAACTACATTTAACGTTTCCGCATTTATATCGTCTGCTTGTAGATTTAATGTTTCTATCCCGTTGTTTCTTATTTCCAAACAAGGTTGATTGCCAACAAAATAATTAATAGATGAACTATTGCCAGTTGCCGATATATTGACTTCAAGCCCTGAAGCATTAAACGATTGTACGTAGTTGTTGCCGACCACTCCGCTATATAAAACGATGTCCCCAGCGTGCTGTCCCGATTTACCTACATATAGATTATTACTCACATTTAAACTATCTTGAAAATTACTGGTTTGACTTACATTTAAAACACCGAATACATCTACAGTATTATCTACTTGTAAGCTGTTTAGATTTGCCTGACTATCTGAAGATAAATAAGCGGATATTACGTTGTTTTCGACAGTAATATTGTCGCCCGGAACAAGATTGCCTGTAGATAAATTTAAATCATTCGCCGTGATGTTTCCGGTTATTGTGATATTGGCTACGCTCAAATTATCAATTTGAGACCTTGTAGCAGACAGATTGGTTATGCTTACATTTATACTGCTTAAATTTTGGGCAGATGCGACCTCCGAGCGCATTACTGTTATAAAAGCAATCCCATTCACGAAGGCGTCACCGCTAACCGATAAAGGAAAAAAAGCTTCCTCGTAACCGATGGCTAACCCTATATAGTTGATAGAGGCTACTTCTACATCTTCTACACGAAAACTATTGGAAGTAGCAGTTGATTGGGCGTTCATAATTGTTTGACCGCTGGCTACTTGTGCGAACCCGTAGTCAGTAGCTCCAGTATTTCCGTTAATAGATATGGCCATTCTATCGCTGTGTCCATCATTCCCTATAACTGCTCTGCCAATATTGGCCTGTCCTGCAGGTGACCCTTC